TGCATTTGCAGTGTCAGCGTCAGTTCCGGTAAATCGGCGGAACATGTTGCGCAGATCGGGGATCCGGAACTGGGTGCCTGACACGTCTACAAAGTAGTGTGCGCCTACGTTTGCGGTCCATACAGCCTGCGTGACGACTAACGCCTGCTCCTGGGCGTAAGCCCACAATCCCGCATAATCCGTTTTCGACAAAAGTCCTCCGACCGCGTCGACTTCGCGGGTCAAAGGGACATTCGTATGACCGTCGACGGGACGGCCGCAGTGCGGCGACCGGTAGCCGACGAAGTATGCGGTCTCCGTCCAGATCATCTCGCCACGCCCCCGCACGTAGATTTCGTCGTCACCCTTCACTGCCGGCACTGTGGGGTACCGGTTCAGGGCAGAACCTTGGTTGGCCAGCATGATGCCGATGGCCTGCAGCAACTGAGTGTTGTTGCCTTCGGCTGGAACCAAGTTGACAAAGCGGATCACATTCAGAATCTCGTCGGTGACCCCGTTGCCCCACTGGCTAGGGATCAATGACCCCGCTTGGCCTGTCGCCTTGTTCTCGTCGACGAACTTACCGTCTACCAGGCCAACGCCTGGTACGCTCTTTGGAAAATCCATATTTGTCCTTGTCAGTCGTATTCAAAATTGACGATCGTGTGTGCAGGCGCCCATCGCCGCACCACGCACTCGATGCCCTCGTTCGGATTGGAGCCGAAGCGTTCCCCCCACACCGAGACGCCAAAGCGTCGGCCTCCTGGTCGGGGCGTCCCCAGCTGCAGGGTCCAGAAAAACTGTTGTGACCAAGTACCGAAGCGGTCACGACCGCAGCGCGCGCCGCCGAAGCGCGGCGCTCGATGCCGCGTTACCTCAGCGTCCGGATACCCCATGCTGATGGCGATCCCTTCAAAATAGAGCGCGCTCTGCCCGCCGCCGACGATCATCCTGCGAACCACTGCAGTGCGACGCTCCTCAAATCCTTGGCTATCACCCAAGCAGGGATCGGGCAGCTGCATGACGCGCTCCCAATCCGTCAGCAACTCACGCAGACTGCCCGGATACATCTCAGCCAGAAGATCGTCGCCGCGTGCATCGACGCGGGCGAACTCCGGAGCCAAGCCCTGCAGCACCTGGTCGACCTCATCACCAAACGCCTTGTCCCACGCAGGACCAGGCGGCAGGAGTTGGCGCATTTGGTCGAGATAGTCTTCAGCTATGCCCATGCGATATCCCCGAACGTGATCAACTCTCCTGGTGCGGCAACCACATTCCCGGCCGGCTCGATCAAGCCGTGATCCTCTTCGCCAGTGGCATTGCTAATCGCCTGCGTCTGGTGCGTATGCAGTAGCGTCGTGCCAAGAGCCGCTTCGGAGAAGATCAGGTCGCGCAGCGCAGCGTCGATCGATGCTCGCACCGCGACCGTGTCCGGAACTGGGTGGATTACGAAGTGCACCGGCTTCGGCGTGGGAGCCAACACCGCCAGCTCCGCACCAACCGGATACAGCGCCTCGATGTACGCCTGCGCCTCCGCGAGCTTGGCAGCGTCCGGAAACGGATTCGGATTGCCGTCGCACATGATGAACAGGCCGACGGTGCCAGGACCAAACCAGTTGCGACGGCACCAGGCACGAGTAACACCAGGAACCTCCAGTCCCCACGTTTCATAGTCGTCAGCCGATCCGCCGTGGGCGACGATCCGATATGAGCGGATGACCTTAGCCCGCAATTGAGCCATCGTTTCCTGCTCCGTCCCGCCCGCTATCCCGGCAGGGCCAACAACGGCAGCGTCATTGACCTGGTCTACTGGAGAGACTGCAGTCAATGCAGTCCCGGCCTCAATGTTCCCCGCTGCACCGGCCACGAGTGCGACTGCAGGAACGACCGTGTTTCCCGCCAGTGGTGTATCTGCACCTACCAAGACGCGACGTCCGTCGTCTGTCTGGTAGATCGCACCGGCAGTCACTATCCCGCCGGCCTGCCCTGTGCAAATGATGCTTCCGGCGGCCGTCGTCGCCGGAAGCAGTCCGCGCTGCAGCCGGAGGTTTGCCTGACGCAGCAGCATCTCGTCACTGCATTTATCCGGCAGGATTTCATCAGCGATCATTCGCTGATGCTCGCGCAGTGCGAAGCTCGTACCGCCATGGACCCGTGCTATCACTTCCGCGTCCGACCGGCGCAGCGCTCCGCTGCTGCTGGCCGGAGCCAGATCGGCTCGGGATCGCTTGATGATGACGGGTAAAGAATCCGAGTTAAACGGCATGTATCACGCTCCAAATATCGTCAAGTTCCAGCACCAGGGGATCGTCGTTAAGCAGGTCAATGACCGCTCGCATCGCCACTCCGCTGGTACCACGCCGCTCCATCGTTACCGTCACGCCGCTGGCGTGGCCGTCCTCTACAAACCACGCAAGCGCCTCCTTCGCGTAGTCGACGGCGTCCCTTAAGGTCTGGTCAACCAGCGTCCGCCGACGCAACAAGTAGAGCCGCGATCCGGTCTGATCATTGGCGACGCTGGGAAAGCTATCGCCCCACCACCCGAGCTGGTCACTGTCGTCGGGCTGATCGCTCGGATCCGCTCGACGCCATGAGAACAGACTGATGATGGCGGCACGCCGCAGCAACGCCCGGCGTTCCTCTTCAGCTACTTCAGCCATTGATTGGCCCCCCGGTGTTTGGCCCGTCGTGTTCCTCGTGATGGTGGTCCACCATGCTCTCGCCGTCCAGGATCACATCCGGCGCCTCGATCGCCGTTGACGACGTGGCACTTTCAGCATCGAGTGCGAAGGCAGCAGACTTGAGAGAGATGGTCTCGTCAGCCTGAACGGAGTAGCGCTTCGTCTTCACTCGATACTCGTCGCACTCAACCTCGATGATCTTGCCATTGCGCATGACGATCTTCGCTCCTTCGTGCGTATAGATCGCCAGCTCGCCCGCTTCCAGATCCGTGGGCCGGTAGCGTTTGTCTCCCGGCATAATGACAACGCCATGTGAGCGGTCACCTCCAAAGAACAGGGCCAGGCCGCCGGCACCTTGGAGTGGTACGGATGTGATGCCGTACTGCTCAAACAGCTCCATATCGTCCTTGGTCTCGCCTGCCAGTACACGGACCTGCAGGCGCTGCGTTTTGGCCTTTGGATTCGACAGAACCACGGTACAACGCGCCAAAAGTGTGTCTGCGCTCATTAACTCTTCTCCCAATCTGCCGGCAGCAAATACTCAAAGCCGTCCTTCGACTTCTTCAGCTTCTGCCGCTTGCGCTTGTCATTCGGTTCCGGCTCAAATCCGTCCGGTGGCGCGACCTTTACTGTGGTTAGCGTTCCTCGCTTCCGGCTTCGGTGATACCCGACTTCCGCGATGAGCATGTCCCGATCAAAGCCGACAATAGGATCAATCACATGCGCCATCAGATTCGGCATCCACAGCTGGCCGTTGGACTGCCGCCACCCTTGGACGCTGTACGTTGCCTCCAGCGCCTTACTGATGCGGTGTTCACGCTCCCAATCGGCGCGCCATTGAGCTAACTCTTTACTTACCTGCCCCGACTCATGGATCACCAATCGCCGGTGCCGCCCAACGCGGTCGTCGGTCGCGCTGGCGGAGATCTCGGCGCTGCTTTCGTTGTCGTCATCTTCATCGGATGAACTCTTCTGTCCTTTGCAGACGTACTCTGAAAATACGGATGAGAAGTCCAGCGGAGCATTCCCCGTTAGCAGGTTGACGCCCAGCTCCAGCGCGTTGGATGCCCTGCCCTTGCTTCCGGGCCGCGCCATCACCAGGCGGCCCCGGCCGTCGTCGGTGGAAAACAAACGTGACACGGTCAGCAGGCGGTCAATCGACTCAAAGACCGTCTCCCCCGGCTTCACTGTGTGATCCTTCACGACGGTTGTGTCGCGCCCTTCGTTCACTACTTGGATGCCATACGGAGCCACCAGGGCGCGCACAATCTGCTCAATGGATTGATTGCGCCACTGACCCGGCTTATCGTCCGGACAGGCATCCACCAAGTCCGCCGTCAACGATCGGCCTTTGATCGTCAATTGGATTTGCTGGTTGTCCCATTCGATCGGTGTGGCGAACACGTAGCCAGTCAGGACCAGGTCATTACCGATCCGGACTTCGCAGCGATCTTCCTTCTTGATGCGCACTGCCGCAGCTCCGCTGCCGGGCCACTCCCAAGTGATGCCGAGAGAAAAATCCCGCGCTTGGCGCTCGACGCCGGCGTTGATGTCTACCTCTGTCCACCCGCCATAGTCGTAACCGTTCACGGTCAACGTCACATCGTCGTCGTTACTCATTATTTGCTCGCTACTTGCAACGGCACCGCCGGCACGAAGCCGGGGTGCCGCAGTTTGTTTCGACTAACTATCTCTCCAGCACGCGAAGCATCCGCATAAAGCCGGTATGCCAGCACCAGTGCCGGCGTAGTAGCCAACGGTGAATATGAAATCAACCGTATGCCCGCCCGCGCCACGTTGGACAGGTGTAGGTTGGCGGCCTGTCGTGCGTCGGTCAGCACCAGGTAATGATCCCCAGCGGCCGACATCGCCACGGCATGGATGGCATCATTCAGCCCGTCGCGGACGTCGATGATGTCCGATGTGATTGGCACATCGACGCCGTCGGGCTGCTGGGCCAGCTGCGTATCCAGATCAGGGACGCTACCTGCTGGATCGGGCGCAGACACCACGGGAATCTGCGCCGTATCGAGCAACCCGTTGTAGATCGACGCGTCCTGCAGGAGACCAACCAGAGCGCTGTGCAGCTTTCCCGCATCCGCACCAGGCGGTGACGGTGCTGCCGCAAAGGACTGCACCGCTGCAGAACTGCCCCCGATAGAACTGCCGGAGCCGGCGAAGCTGGAGAAGCTGCGTTCGAGATCACTCAACGTACCGAACACCATCCCCGCCATGTTCTGCGGCGCATTCATGATGCTGTTGATCATGCCGCTGGTCGACGAGAACAGTGACGTCAGCGGTCGCAGATTGTCATTGATCGTCGCGTACATTGAGGAAATGCTGCTGGTGATGTTGTTGACTTTCACCTTCGCCATATTCACCTGCGCGAGAGCATCCGCAAAGCGGCTCGATGCCGAGGTACTTACTGCTTGTGCAGACGTCTGCACTTGCTTGGAATTGTTCGGCTTGACCGTGGGAAAGCTCAACTCTCCCGCTTCTACGAACGCAAGGTCAAACCGCACCATGCCCCCCTCACGGCGATCATGTGAGGCCGTGCAATCGCCATTGGCCGTCACTTTCATGCGGCCGTACCACGGATGCACCAGCTCGCCGGATCCAGCTGTCTCCAGCGCCGCGAGCAGCGCATCGCGTTGATCGAAGCAATCCGGCCCTATGACATAACCTGGAAAGCGGAAAACCCGTGTTTTTCGCCCTGCATCCTCGACGTAAGGCTTGTCCTTCCGTGGATACTCATGCACCACCACGTCCCGCCCGACCGGCGACGAATCGCTGTCAACCTTGAACGGCACACCGCGAAACGACGCCGGCTGCAGGCGCTTTCTCCAATCACTCATTTGTTTGTCCCCATTCCTAGCGTGCGATATCCCACGCGTGGTGTTACCGACAATCCTGGCTGATTGGTTTGCGCTGGGTCGACGCGCATGCCTGGAGGCGCGTTCTCAAACCGCACCACCATGTCCCCCTTAAGCTGTGGCTGGCCAGCCTGGCCTGCAATGACCTGTTGCCGCCACGCCGCAGGATCCGCGCCCTGTCCCGGAGCGCCGCCCGCAGGCTTCAGCTTGTCGCTGCTGCCTGTGACCCACTTGAAGCCGTCAATCAGCGGCTGCACGTAAGGTCGGATTCGTTCCCACATCCCCTTGAACCAGGCAACAATCGGCTCCCAGTTGGCGATGATCATGCCGAGCGGAGAGAATCCGAAGATGGTTTTAACCAACTCCCATCCGGCACTGAAGACGGCCTTAACACCCTCCCACAGCGCAGCAAAGAAGGGGCCGATGTATCGCCAGTTTGCGATCAGGAAGCCGGCGGCCAAGGCCAAGAGGCGCACAGCAAGGCCAATCGGCGTCAGGCTCGTCACCGCCAAGAACATCTTGGAAGCGATCGTCGCCGCAAGTACAGCCAGACGCAGGACGCCGAACCCCACCGCAGCTCCAAGAATGCCCTTGGTCAGCCATGGGCAAGCGCTCGCCAGACTCGCCACCATTTCAATCATGGGTGCGGCCACGGCCAAGAACGAATTCAGCGGCGGCAAAAGAATGTTGCCGACGTTGATCCCCAAGGCGACCACGCGATTGGTGAACAATTGGATGTTGTTTGCCGTGGTTGCCGCCCGCGATGCATACTCTTGGTTCATGGACCCGGCATACTTCGTCACGTCGCCGACCTTCTCAAGATTTCCGGTCAGCAGGGACAGGTTGGTAAGCAGTGGCGCGATCGCTTCAATGGACTCCCGTCCAAACAGCTGCTGCAGCACCGAAGCCTGCTTTGACTTGTCGACCTTGCTGATGGCCGTCAAGACTCGGAGCATCGTCCCCTGCGCATCTTTCTGCATGTCTTTCGCGAGGGTCTTCGCGTCCATGCGGAGCGCCTTGAACGTTTCCTTTTGCTGCTTGGTAGCGGATGCGCCAGCCGTCAGGGTCAAGAAGAAATTCTTCATGCCAGTGGCCGCGACATCCTCCTGAATACCGACACCGGCCAGCGTCGCGCCCATTGCTGCAATCTGACCAGAAGCAAGTCCCGCCACCTCGGCCAGCGGACCAATCCGCGTCACGATGGCTGATATCTGCTTTGCTTTGGCAGGACCGTTGTTGCCGAGGTAGTTAATCTTGTCCGCCAGCGATACCACCTCGTCCTGCGTCATGCGGAACGCCGTGCGCCACTTCGCCATCATCTCGCCGGCCTCGCCAGCACCTTGGTCAAACGCGACGCCCATCTTGACGGCATCCTCGGCGAAGCGGCCCAGCTCGCTCTTATCGAACCCGGCCTGCCCACCGGCCGCGACGATCGCGGCGATATCCTTTGCAGCCATCGGCAGGCGCTTGGACAGATCCAGCACGTCCTTGCTCATGTCTTTGAACTGCTGCGGCGAATCAAAATTGACCACCTTGCGCACGTCAGCCATCGCCGACTCGAAGTCGATGGCGGCTTTGGCGCCTGCGATGAACGGCAGCGCGAGAGCGCCGCCCTGCAGCAGTTCGCCGAAGGAGATTTTGTCGCCAAGGCTGCTCGTCTTCAGTTGCTTGCGGAACTGCGCGACGTTCTTTCTGATACCGGCCAGCGCAGGCGACAACTTGTCGACGCCTGTGATCAGCGCCTTCAGTTGAAACTTATCGGCCATCGTTCTTCCTTGATTGAGCGAGACGCCATGCCTGGGCGTTGTGTTGCATGATTACGGAGATGGGACGGGTCAATTCCACTTCGGGATCAACCCGCCAGAAGTCCGCGCAGTTGAACGCCAGGTCGATCAGCTCGTCTACGTTGCGGAGGTCTCGCTCAAGAAAAAACCCGCGATCTCCCAGCACAGCGTGTTGAGATCGGACGGACAAATCTGATCGACAGATGACGGCGGAAGGCCGGCGCAACGGCCGATATACTTCATCGCCACAGCGGCATTGATGGAAACAGTTTCGTCCGCCGCAATCGAGTACGGCAGTCCACCGACCGCCCGGCAGTCTTGCCCGGTCGGCTCTTTGAGAGTGATTTCGGTAACCTCATCGCCATGAGCGGTAATCGGTTTTTTCAGTTTCATTGCCATGTCCCTTTGATGCCGTTGAATTCCAGAGCGACCTTGCCGTCATCGCCCGCGCTGTTTGGCTCACCGACGATGTATGCACCGGCCAGCACGTAAACCTTCCCGTTCTTGAACTCGACCGTGACCGTCATGTCGGTCCCGGTGGTCAACTTCTCCAGCGGAAAGTCCGGTGTGTGCACCGCGTCGACCTTGACGTATGGCACCAGGTCTTCTTCCTTGAAGAAGCCCGGCACGATCGTCTCGCGCTTGACGTCCATCAGCGGCGCTTCGCAGCCGCCCGTGATCGTCAGTTGGGAACCGTCTACCTTCACGTAGCAGGTACCCGCTGTTTTTTGTCCCATGTGAGACTCCCTAAAAAGAAACGGCCCGGATATACCGGGCCGTGTTACTTCGATGACGTTGGCGTTATGCCGCTTCGGCGTACTGCAGGCGGAACTGATTCAGCAGAGCGAAGACACGCAGCTGATTGACGTAGTCCGGCGGGAACAGCACATTGAGGCGATTCGGGCTGCCGGCAACGCGCTCCACGATCAGATACTTTGCAAACAAGGCCGAGTTCTCCACGATGCCGCGACGCTCCAGCTCCTGATACGCAGCGATCAGCTCGCCCCTTATGGTGCTTGGCGTCACCAGCGCGTCGCCGGCACCAAAGCGTGTTCCGTCGTTGGCCAGCTTGTGGCGGCCATACTTGCTGGTGATGATCGATCGCAGGTAGCGCATCACGTAGCCGGTCGTGTGCATGGTTTCGCTGTCCAGATAGGAATCATCTGGCTGGCCGTAGGCGTTGCGCTGGTAGGTTGTAATCGCCCGCTGGATACGAACGGCTCCGCCGTCGTAATTCTGAGTCGCGATGCCATTCTTCAGCAGCGACTGGAACTCCGACCAAATGAAGCGCTGGCCTGGTGGTGCTGGCGTCAGACCGACCAGTTCGCCTGTCTGCGTCGGCCGCGCCGGATCGACGGACAGGAACACAGACTGTCGCGCGCAGTAGGCGGCCGCCTCTTCCCAAATCGGGTCGGGTGCGGTCGCTTCAAAGCCAGCGATGGTCATGTGAGCATCGTTACGGACACGTCCGGCCGCCACCAGCTGCCCAAGCGTGCCACGCTGTGCTGTGTAGACATGCCCCCACAACTGCTGCGCATACGACCAGCGGCCGGAGCTGTCATTCATCCAGTCGCGGAAATCGTCGAGTGTATTCACGTCCGAGTACGGATGGCAGATGAACTCAAACGGCTCGTCGCCGACCAATGCCAGCAGCTGAGCGATGTCCGGCGAGCCGGTGCCGCCTGCGGGATTCACCAGGGCGACCGTCAGCCCCGCAGGGGTCTTCTCGTTCGCTGCGGCACCTTTGGTATTGACGGCCAACTTGATGTCGTTACCCGTGTCGCCTTTCCAGCGGCAGGACAGGTTTACGACGCCGTTGAGCGCCTCTGCGGTCACAGGCAAGCCGGTCGCGGCGTTGACTGCTGCAGCCAGGGCCGTAGCAGTTTCGGCCGCAGTCTGCCCGACCACTACCGATGCCCGCACCCGCGTGGCACCGATATACAGATTGATCAGACCGGCCTCGGTCGCGGTACCGGTGAACGTCACCTTACCGCTGGCGATCGATCCTGTAGCGACCTTGACTGGCAGGATCCATACCTCGCCGCCGAGATCGATCTTGCGCCATCGGGCGTGCATGGCCGCCAGCATCGAGCCATCGCCACCGATAGCGATAGCGTCGCTGGTGCGCGCTACGATCTGCAGCGCGCTCACGGCCAGATCGACGTCATCGTTCACCTGCGCGACGATCAGGCTGCGCAACGCTGTTGAACCGCTGTTCGCCATGCTGTTGTCGACTTCGCCGTAGAACAGAGGAACCAGGGCATCAGCTGGCGTGTTATTGAATGGGACTGTCATTCTGCTTTCCCCTTGGCAGTAGATTTATCGGCCGCGGACTTCTTCTCCTGCACGTCGCCAGCGGTGACAGCGCGCAGCCAGTACGGCGTGCGCGGAACGTTGTTTCCCTCCTTCGGGAGGTCGCCGCCGCGTTCCGGATCCGGGACGATGCGGCCCTCCACAGGGATGACAAAAATGGTGCGTACTTTGCTCATTGCGGTAAATCTCCTTTCATGGTTAGTTCGATTCGCCCATCCGGGCCTTCTTGCTTCAGGTTCTTGTCCACCATCGGATCGATCGCGTCGACGTCGATATCGATGCCCTCAAGTTTTGGAAAGCCGTCGTGTTCCCACTCCTCCCAAGTCTCTGGCGGATCGCTGCCTTTCGTGCGCCCCAGCGTCCATCCAGCGGAGAACGAAAACCGATAGACCATGCGATAGCGGTTGATCAACACCAGCTGCCCCCCTTCGTATTCAATGGGGTCGTAGTCCGGCATCGGAACCCATCCGACCAATGCGAGGAACAGCAGTGCGCGAATGTCGTGCACCTCGTCAATCCGCTGCAACGACTTGTTGTCCGGCGCCTCCAGCACAACGCACACGTCGAATCCGTCCTTGATGTCCTGAGTGGAGACGTTCTGGTACTTGTTCGGATCCGGATCATCGTCCGTCACGATGACGTGCGCTGCCGGCATGGGCAGCTTGCTGGAGTCTTCCAGTGCCTCCCAGTCAATTCCGCCAGATACACGGCGCTCGAATAACGCGCAACGGTCGCGCAAGTGCGCGACGATCTGAGATAACTTCATGTGAAAGCCTATTTGATGGTGAGGCTGCGGCCGAAGGCATCAGCCAACAGTGTGCGTATATCCTGGCTGCGCCCTTCAAGCGTGTCGATCATGTAGTTGCCGCGTGGCTCGATACGTGTCGACGCGCTTCCTTTAGATCGCTTATCACGCTTCGCACCTGGCTTGCGTCGGACCCCATACCAGAGGAAGGCGGGATAGAACTGTTTCATGCCCGGCACCATTTGTGGCGCGACACGAACGAGAAAGCCCGATCGGGACACCTTCGCCTTGATAGATCGCTGCAGCAGACCGCTGCGGCGGCCGGGATACTGACCAGGCGCAGACTTCATCGTCTTGCCGACAGCCTTCTGCGCGTCCTTGGTGACCAGTTTCCCGGCCTGCTTCATGGCACGACGAATCTGCTTCTTATCGAAATCGATCGACTTATCGAAGCCGTCGAAGCCGTCGATGTGCATGTAGAACGCCAAGTCTTTAGCCATGCTGGATCTCCTCCGCCTCCAATACAGTGAAGCGATGCGCCCCGTTCAGATCCGACACCCGACGCACGGCAAACAGCTGCGCCTTGTACAACACCTCATGCGAATCGGTGATGCCGTCCAGGAAACGAATGTAGATGCGGTGCGTCACCTTGCGGTCGATCTGCACGCTGCCGGCGTACACTGCGCTGCCGACTGGTTCGATCTTTGCCCAGCGCGGCCGCTGTTGTGCAGACGTCTGCACAACGTCGGAATCCCCAAAGGGCTCATCAGTCCTAACTCGCAGCTGCACGCGTCGATTCAATTCTCCGATCTGCGGTTCCTGAATAGCCATTACACCCCCAAGCCTTTGCGAAACGGTTGCAGCAGCGCCTGCGAGCCGAGTGGCAGCGCCTGGATGTTCGGCACGGCATGCACCACGGAGCTGCGGTTCACGTAGAGGTGTCCGAGGATGAGCAGGATCGCGCCCTTGATGCCGTCATTGATGACCATGGGATATTCCCCGGCAGTGCCTGCCTCGATGGCAGCGTCCATCGCATCGTCCGACTCGTACACGGCCCGATTGATGAACTCCACCGCCATTGATTCGGCAGCGCCGAGGTAAATCTCGATCACAGAGTCTTCGTCGGCGTCATCCACCCTCAGATGCAGCTTTGCCTGATCCGTGGTGATGAACGCCATGGTTACTGCTCCTCGCTCTGGTCTTTCGACTCGGTGCTGCCTTCGGTACCGGTTTCGGTACCGGTTTCGGTACCGGTTTCGGTACCGGTATCGGTGCCGCCCTCGGTGCCGGTTTCGGTGCCGCCTTCAGTGCCGGGTTCAGTGCCGCCCTCGGTGCTGCCAGCAGGTGGCTTGCTGGACGGCTCCTTGTCGCCGCCCTGTGCGGGTTTCTTCCGGCTTCCGCTCGACGCTTTCTCGCCAGTGGGCTTGTCTGCCGCAACCCTCTTCTGCGCAGCCACATCCGGGCTAGCTGCGACGACCAGGCCGGCTTTAACGAGATCCTTCGCAATCGCCTCCGCGACCAGCTGCTCCGTCCCCTTGGACATGCCCAAGCGGCCGTGAACGAACGACTGCAGTGCTTTCACCTTAATATCCATGCTTCTCTCCTGTTGCGGGCGACGGCGCTGCCATCGCCCGGCCTTGCGGCTTGATTACGCGGGTGTCAGATCGCCTTTGACGAACGCTTCCGGCCGATAGTCGGCCAGTGCCAGGCGTTCTTCAGCAAGGACGGTCACCAGGTTGTTGATGAAGTCGTCTTCGTTCTCGGTCGCGATAGTGACCTGCGCCTGCTCACGGTCGAAAATCTGCGCACCGAGCTTGAATGCACCCACCAGGAACTCGTCCTGCGTCATCGACTTCGACGACACGACAGGACGCCCCCACAGCGCCGGCTGCGACAGCGATTGCGGATTGGCGAAGATGTATGCACCAGTCGTGTCTTTCTGCAGCTCGATCGCGGCCCAGTCCATCGGGTTGAGTACGATGCCCGTCGACGGATATTCAGCCAGCTCGGCCTGCAGCAATGCCAGGCGCAAGATGTCGATGCGCGTGGCGCCTGCGACAACGATCGGTGCAACAAAGGCTGTGGCTTGCGTGTAGATGCCGTTGAGGTTGTTGCCGACACCCGATCCCTTCAGCAGCTGGGCTTCTTCGACCAGCGCCAATCCGTAGCGCAGCTTTACATCAATCAGCGACTGCAGCTGTGGAAAGTCCGAGAGGATTTCTGTCGATGCCTTGATGAAATGCGGAATCTTGACCACAGGAGCGGAGGTGAGCGTGTACGCGATGCTGGACTGCGGCTTCTTTGCACCTTCCCCCGTCGTCGCCGCATTGTTGACGAAGCCGGTTTCCTTCAGGTACTGGACCAAGTTGGAACCGGTACGGCCGGGCGACAGCAGATCGCGCACAGTCAGGCGCTGTTCTGGTAGAGAAATCACGCCTGGAAGACGATCCGCCACGACGCCCGCGCCTGCGCTATTGGCAAGGCTTGTGATTGCCTTGACCGGGAAGCTGAAACTCTTCTTGAAGTTCTTCTCGGCGACATACTCTTTCAGTTGCTCCGACTCGACCAACTGGTAGCCGATCGACTTATGCTCGGCCGGATCACCCCCTTGGCGGTGCTTATCCAGCTTCTGCTCGGCTTCCTGCAGACGGGCCTGCAGTTCGCCCTGCTTAACTAGCAGCTCGTCGACCTTCTGTTTTGTTTCCCGGCCCATGTCGCCGGCTTCTTTCGCTTCCTTGAGCGCCTTCTCGCCGACGTCCTTGACCTGTTCACCGATCCGTTTCAGCTCCTTCATGATCGGCTCCGGATCGTTGTCGAAGAGAATCGCCCCGGTGCGCGCCATGTACATGAACAGGTACGCGTGTAAGTGGTTGCCCAAAGATTTAGCGGCCGTGGCGATGTGAATCGCGACGACCGCTTTGATTGCAAACAGTTGCTTTTTCATAGGTTCCTCATGAAGTGAGATTGAAGGCTTTCAGTGAAGCCAGGATGCCGTGTGTGTCGCCCCCGGACTCACTCCGGTCGAGCAGGGATTTCAGGCCGCGATTGGCGATCACGGCGGCCTGACTTTTTGAAAACCCTGCCTCGCGCAGGATGTCTTCAAATTCGGGGAGACTCGGCAGCTGCCCGCCCTGCAGGCGGGACTTGATGCTGTCGATCTGTGCCTCGGTGTTCATCGGAAAAGTCACTGGACTCACTTCCAACAGATCAAGCTCCGTCAGCGAGCGAGTGCGGTCTTTTTCGTTCCAACTATCGCCCAGCACGTAGTAGCCGATAGACAGGCCCTTGACGATGCGCCGCTTCATCAACGCGTGTGCTTGCGCTGCCAGCGGAACATCGTCGACCAAAAGAAAACCTTTGACGCGCAATCCGCGCTCGTCCTCTTCCAACTCGTCGTAGCCGCCGATCGGCTGGGTCGGATCGTGTTGCCAAAGCATAGGTAACGGGTCGCCCGCGGCCTTCAGCTTGGCGAGACTCTTGGTGAACGCGCCAGGCACGACAATGTCGCGACCGAGGTCCACGTTTCCAAAAATCGACGCGTACCCTGTGAACGTGCCGTCGTCCTTCACCTCGTCGGCGACGAACGGGACGCGCTTGTGCGCGATGGTTCGCGCAGATGATTTATGGCTCATTACTCTTTCACCTTGTCTTGAGAAAGCCAGGTCTGTAGCGCCTGGCGAACTGAACTTGATTCAGCGTCTGTCGCGCCCAGCCGATCCACTGGAAGGAGATTCGACTGCACAGTCAACAAAGCAGCGTTGCCGCCGTGGGGTGCCAGATTCTCCAGCTTGCGGCACTCATCGCGAGTCATCACACCGTTCTGCACCATCTGACTGTAGAACGCCGCTCGCGCAGCGCTATCTCCGCGCAGCAGGCCTTCCAACGCGATCTCGACGAAGTACTTCTCCCGCTCCGACGCCGGCAACAGGTTCTTCCGTACCGACTGCTCAATCATGACGGCCAACGGCCGTAGCGACAGCGTGACGAACCAGGTCATTTTTTCTTCGAGACCGGTTCCCCAGTTACTGTCCTTGCCGCCGTGTCCGACCAATGACGGATCGACCCGAAACCATCGGCATATTTCTTCGATGTTGAATTGGCGAGTACCAAGCAATTCGGCATCCTGGGGATTGATCTGCAGGCGCTGAAATCCTTGCCCCTTCTCCATTACCATGAAGCTGCCGGTCTTCGTTACCGTTTCGATGTGCGACCGGATCTCCTCGCGCTGCCCCTTCTGCAAAACGTTGTCCACCATGACCAAGCCGGGGGACTTCATGCCGCTGGTGAAGGTTTCGGCGCTCGCCTTATCGGCTGCGAGTGCGCCGCCGAAGACGTTCGCGCCATACGCGATAGGCGACAGGCCATCGATGCCATTCAGCGTGAACGCTGGCATGTGCCACATCCGATCGGCTGGGATCGTGCGGCTGACGCCGGTGATCGGATCGTTATAACGCCACTCGACGATGCCGCCCTGCAGGCGGCGGCGGGTGACAAATTGGGGGAGCAGCAGCTCCAGCGACGTGATTGTCTTCCCCGACATGAGCTTCTCGACATACGAGTTTCCATGCAGCAGCAGACTCGCGATAAACACCTGCCAGAAAGTTGCGGCTGTCATATCCGCGTTCGGCTGCGTGTGCAGCAGGAAGTACAACTGGTGATCGGAAGCGGCGACAGATGCGCCGTCCGCGCCCTTCTTGAACACACCGACCGGCAGTGTCGACAACACTTCCGACAGCAGCCTGACGCACGCCATGGCCGTACTCAACTGCAGTGTGGTGTCGACGGTAACGCGCTGGCCGGAAAAGTTATTTCCCAACCAGGCGCGCCAGAAGGATCCGTCCGTCAGCGTGATTTCCTTGCCGATCCATCCTGAGACAGCGCCAGTGATCGCCGACTTAATACGGCCGGGCATAGTTTGTTTTGTCGTCATACGATAATTGGATCACTCAGAAAATCATCAAGGCTGTCGGACTCATCGCCCACCAGCTCGCGGCCGACCGCCATCACGCCAGCGACTACGCCGTCGACGCGGCCGGTCGCCCGCTCTTTTGCAATCTTGCGATTGCCTGCGGCGTCGGTCACCACAACCGCATTCGCCGCGCACCAGGTCATGACCGGGTTACCGTCGTGCCGCAGCTTCTTGTCGAGCAGCTTTCTTTCAAACTCGTCGACGGCCGGTGCCATGTCCTTGAAGCCCTGACCGAACGGAACCAACGGCGGCAGCGCCACCCCTTCCCGCTGGACCAACTGTTGGAAGTCTTCCAGGCGCCAACGGTCGCATGCAATCTCACGCAACTCAAACATGGCGGTGAGCTGCGCGGCACGTTTCAGCACCGCCAGCTTATCCACTGCGCGTCCCGGCAACGCCTCCAGGAATCCGGCGTCACGCCACGCGAGATATGGCACGCGATCCTTGTCGGCTTTTTCATGCAGTCCGTCGCCGGGAAGCCAGAAGAATGGAATGACCCGCGTGAAAGGATCGCTGTCGATCGGGTCGAGTGCCACGACGAGCGCGGTCAAATCCTGCGTACTCGACAGATCGAGGCCAGCAGCTCCAGCTCGGCCGTAGAAGCTGTCCAATGGGGTTTCGGAATCCTCGCAGCCGAACCATACGTCAGCGGAGATCCACGGTGCATCTGCTTCTGTCCATTGACAGAAGTTGAGGCGGCGCACCAAGGCTTCCTTGGACGGCATGCCGCGAGCCTGAGTTACCTGCTCACGCAGATACTTCAGGCCAGGAATGCCGTGCGCCAAACTGGGGTTCGCCTTTTCCCAGCAGGACTCATCATTGAATGGATCGTCGCCAACGTCCAGGGAACAGATGAACGCAAAGAAGCTGTCGTCAATCAGTGTGCCTGCGGCGATCTTGCTTCCGTAGTCGTGATAGTCCCAGCAGACCGTGCGCTTGTCCGTGCCTGAGTTCGTGATCAGGAGAATCAGCGCTTGTCGCCGACTCTTGGTTCCCGCACGCACCATCTCGATGACGTGCGGCGTCTTGTGTTCGTGAACCTCATCGATTAGAGCAAAGTGCGGACGCGGCCCCGATTGGCCGTCGTCGGCGCTGATGGTCCGGAAGAAGCTCGACGTGGCGTGATACGCCAAGTTAAATTCCTTGCCCTTCGATCCCGAAGTGACCAAGCGTGCGGCCAGCTGGGGCGATTGCTCGTACATCGCGATCGCGTCGCGGAACAGAATCTGCGCCTGTTCTTTTTTTGTCGCCGCCGCGTAGATTTCTGCACGCGGCTCGTTGTCCGCCGTGAGTCCATATAGGCCGATGCCGGCAGCGAGCGGTGACTTACCGCTGCCCTTACCAGTCTCGATGTACGCGACGCGGAAGCGCCTGGTGCCGTCGCCGCTTTTCCATCCGAAGAGACTCCCGACAACGAAGCACTGCCAGCCGAGCAGGTCGAATGCACTACCCTCAAACTCGCCGCCGTTCAGGCATAGCACTTCCTCAAAGAAAGCTATGGCGTGCTGGGCTGCATCAAGATCCCAAAGCAAGCCCCGTGCTGGCCCTGCCTTTAGGTCATTGAGGTGCCGCTGACACGCGGCGCGAACATCCGGCCCGGCCACAATCCCCTTGCCGACGACATCCTGGGCGAACTCTGTCGCCCGATCAATCCTGGAAGAATCGTTTTGCTGCGTCTTTTTGCTCATTTGGGAATAGCTCACCTTGCGGGGCATTGACCTTCAGGCTGGCGCGAGCGGAAGGATTCAGGCCGAACAGCGCGCCGGCCTTACTCATGCGCTCTTCCGCACGGTTCGCAATCTGCAACCACACCGACATTTGTTTGTATCCGCTGGGAGTCATTTCCTCGAAACCAGCGTCTTTGGCCGCCTTGATCTTCTGGCGAGCCATCTTCCAGTCCGACCAGGCAGTGCAATAGATGGCCAGCTCGGCACGATCGATGCGGGACGCGACGCCCATAATCATCAGGTCGCCGATGATGCGCTGCCATTCCTTCTTGGCATCGAGAGACAGAAAGTCCGGACACTCGGGCGGAGCCTTCGGCGCTGCTACCGGCGCGCCCGCGCCAGCGAGTTCAGCCGCGTTTTTTTTGCTCCGATTTCCGCCAATAATGTGCAGCGCCGCCGGCAGTGCGTTGCGTCCAGAGTTGTGATTTCCAGCCATCGATGCCTCCCAGGGGGATACCCCCCTCCCATATTTCCCGCTCTAAAAAAAAAAGGGGGGCGAGCGGTGTCCGAGGCAAATGCTCGGAAGTTTTGACCCGCCCCTCCCCCTGCGATTACTTCTGTGCAACTTTTCCGGCTTTCAGTACTACTGAGCGACTGCCACCGCCACTGGCGGCATGGTGCTGCCCCACACGACCAGCGCCACAGGCTGGCCGGCTGCGATCGCCGCCAGCTCGTCCGCACTCGGCTGCCAGTAGGACACGATGACCGGATGACCTTCGATCTCTGTACGCGTCGCAGGCAGTGTGTCCACCCTCACGCTTGTGTGATCCCAACCAGCGGGCGCGCCCAACCTGACGTTGTTGCTCGGATGTTCTGTGAAATTCATTTTCGATTCCAATGGTGATTTCGATCGAGGGGCAAGCCACTCTCGTCGCAGCCGCGCAATGTGCCGCTCTTCTCAAGCTGCTGCTTCGCCCCGTCGTGGCACGGCTTGCATAACGACTGCAGGTTGCGCTCGTCGAAGAACAGCACCACATCGCCACGGTGCGGCGTGATGTGGTCTGCGACCGTGGCCGATGCGACACGGCCAATCGCCGCGCACATCGCACACAGCGGGAAGTCCTGCAGCTGCCGCCATCGCAGCCGGTACCAACGCTTCGTGTTGTACAGGTGCTTGTACTGTCCGATTGCCATGGCGGCCCACAAATAAAAAAGCCGCGCCCGAAGGCACGGCAAGCGCTTCCACCCCGTGAAAGTCCCGGTGCAGACGTCTGCACCTAAATCCTGATACGACGATCGGAAACGAAAAAGCCCCGATGAATTGCTTCATCAGGGCTTTAAACGTAACTGCGTCGAGTGTGGCCGAAATATACCCGCGCTGGAACATCACGGTCAAGCCCTTTTTTCCGGCTCGCGCAAGATGCCTTGTTGAACGAAGTGGTTCTGAAGGCGCTTGGCAGCACTGACCTCAAGTGCTGCGAGGTTTGCCTTCACTTTGGTCCCCGCACGGATGAAGGTCGTGTGCGACATTTTGAATGAGTTGGCCAGGTCGCGATAACTGATGGCGGTACGGCTGTGGTTGGCATACTGCTTTGCGACCAAGCAATCCAAAGCCAGCGCGGGCAGGTTTCCGACTGATGGCCGCAACCAATCGGCGAGTGCTTGGATCGCCGCTGCCTTCTCTCTGGAGAAGGCGAAGCGACGGACGCCCTTCACGTCTTCGAACTCGGTCTGCGTGAAGCGCGCCTCCATCGCGTACATCTCCGGAGCTGGCAGCTTGCTACGAACAGCCGAGACGATCAAGGCGCATTGCGCCCGAATGTCGTCGGAACTCAGTCCTTTGAAGTTGAGCGACTGCGAGGCAACGCCGCGCAATTCCTCGAACCAATCAGCCTGCGCCGCCGTCAATGGATCCTCTGCGTACTCCATCATCTTTAGCAGCGCCGCCCGCGTCGTGCAATCTTGCCGTGCCTCGGTCGACATGACCAAGTAAGCCACGTGCAGCGCGTGCGTCACATCTTTGAACATTCCTTCATCGTTTGAAATTGCGTGCAGCATTACTTTCCCCTGGTTGGCTTGCCTTCAGGCAGCGTGAATTCGATGTACGTTGCCGGGATCACTACCGGGCGCGTCTGGCTTATCCCTCGGTCGTCGTAGTAGACCTCGACCGTTCCGCGCTTGCTCGGCGTCCCGATGGTGTGGCCGTTCTCTTTGGCAAAAAACGTCGGTTCGCCTCTCATGGCTCGCCGTATCTGTCGGTCGATCGGCAGCAGCCCGTACTGCCGCCGCAGATCGTCGACGATTCCCGAAATTGTTGGCATGTCGTTGCGCATATCCTTCATTCGACCAACCTCCTCAGAACAAGAAAAGGTTGGGCGAAAGGTTGGACGGCTGTAATCCGCTTCGGTGTTGGTCTTGCCAACCTCCTAACCTCGCTAACCTCTTTTTGATTGGAATAGAAAAAAAATAAAGCGGTAGCCGTCGCGTACACACGCGGGCGCGTATGTGTGTGCGAGGATTTTTTTGCAAAAGGTTGGGAGGTTGGCGGATCGGCCACCGGAGCGACTTTCCGCCGTCCAACCTTAAAAATCAAAGGTTGGACGAGGTTGGGAGGTTGGGAGGAATCAGCAGGTGCATAGGCCTTTTCCGCACGCGACTGATGCGCGCACGATCCCTGGCTCAATGGTACCTGACGATTCATTCCCGACCTATAGCGGCAGATCATGATCCACCTCTCCGCCCGTCGACGTTTGCACGCTGACGGCCTCTTCCTTGATGCGTTCGTAGAAGTATTCCCGCGCACCCGATGCCTGCCTGTCCTTGCGCCAACCCAGCTTGCGCATGCAGGTAGAAATCCGCATGGTCTCCGTCTTGGCCGGCCCCAACTTTCCTATTTCGATGTGCAACGCCCTGGTCAGCAGCTCACGGACGGTTACCTTGTCCAGCTGGTTGACGGCCACGATCCTGCCTTCGCCATCGATGCCTTCGCAGTAGTCGTACAGACGACCGATCCATGGGTCTGGAATCTCCCGGTCTTCCTGGTGAACGTTGATGAGCCTGATCTGCTGCTCCTGCGTCGGATACCACTTGGTCTTTGCACGCATCAGATGGACCGCCTCGCCGAACAGCTGATCACGGTCCGCAGTGAGCTTGTCGATATCGATGCGGCCGACGTTGACCGGCCAGAATCGGCGATTGCCGGTTGGGTCTTTGAAGTATTGGTTCTCGTTGGTGGTCGCAGCGAACAAGGTGCGGCGCGGTACGTTCTTCACGCGGCGGCCATATGGCTCACGGTAGCGGTCATTCCGGCTCGACATAAATGCCTTCACCGCCGTGACCTCGGATCGATTGAATTGCTCCAGCTCGGCGATCTCATAGAGCAGGACGCCCTGAATAGACAGGTACCCGTCTTTCTCGCCCATTCGGAACGGCGTATCCGCATACCAATCACCAGCCAGTACGCTGAGCGCGGTCGACTTGCCTCGCCCCTGCCCGCCCTCAAACACCGGCGCGCAGTCATGCTTCACGCCCGGATAGAACGACCGGGCGGCAAGGCCGACCAGGAACATCGTCGAGATCAATCTGACGTATTCAGAATCCTCTACACCCCAATAGGTGACGAAGGCTGTTTCAACGCGAGCTGTTCCATCCCACTTGTCGGCGCAGGCGTTCATGTAGTCGGCAACGGGATTGAACGAATGCTCGCGAGCGATTTGCGCCACGGCTTTCTCGATCTCGCCGACCGACGCCATGACCAGGCCATACCGCCGCGCCAAATACATCCCAAGGTGGAAGTCATCGCCCTCGTTCCACTCCCCACCATCCGATTGCCATGGCGGGGAGCGTTTCTTCATCTGCAGCTCAGCAAACGTGTCGCGAGCCACAATGCCCTGCAGAGCGGCATCATGCTTCAGGGCCAAAAACACATTCTCGCGGCAGGCTTTCACGCCGCCAGAGCTATTCGGAATCATCAGCTCCCGCAGGGCGCGCCAGTCCAATGCCTTCGCGCTAGCTGGGGTTAGGGGTACAGCGTCATCAGGAGGTCCATCAACCCATGGGGGAATCTCGTCCATGGACGCAGGCGCCTCCGCCTGTTGTGCGACCGACGCCGCAACGTCATCCGCTTGGGGCCGTCGTTTGTTTAGCCAGGCGTCGATGTCCTCCGGCGTCACTCCATCTTCATGAATGAGGTCCGCGATGTCCCAACCATCCGGCTTGATGCCCGGCTCAGGAATGTCGACGAACGACACAGGGCATTCGAGCGGGCGCAGGATATCGGCGATCTTGTGCATGGCCTTCATACCGGGCTGCTCCCACTCCGGCTTGATCTGGCCTGCTTGCGCGTGATTGCCCTTGTATAGCTGAGCGTCCGCGTCTGCCCACAGCAGCACTTCATATCCCGCCAGCGGGGACCAGTCGGCCTTATGGACGGCCTTGCCGCCGCCCGGCCACGACACTACGTTCCAAGTCTCATGGAACAGTGCGTAGGCCGCATCGGCGCATTTCTCGCCCTCCACCACCAGCACGGGCAGACCCGGCACGAGCGGTCCCGGCAAGTACAGTGGGCGAGGTTCGCGCCACTGAATCCACCGCCAATCGCACTTGCCCGTCTCAGGGTGCTTCGCGTAGACACAAGGGATGATGTCCTTGTCGCCCTCGGAGGTCACGAAGCGCGATACCACTCCCAACAAGCGTCGCTCCTGGTCACGATATTCCCAGCGACGCTCTGGCAACCCACGGATAGGATGTGCTGCCGGGTACGCTGGGGCATTGTCCGGCACAGGGACGATTGGCTCCCAAGCGGTCGCCGGTTTCTTCGCGGACTTGGCTTGTACCCCTTTGCCGGCTTGCGCAGGCGCTCGGTTTGGTGGATTTTTTGAAAACAAGGACGGGACGGATTTTGTACCATCCTCGTTGGTGATCGCTACGCCGAGCTGGGAGGCAAGTTCCGCGCAGGCTCGCCCAGTCGAAACGCCCTTTGCTACCGCGTAAAGGGAAATGAGATCACGGCCGGCTTCGCCGTCCATGGAAAAATCTGACCACCAACCTGCGCGTTCGCCATGAAGGCGAACACTCAGAGATTTGCCGGCTTCGCCGGAAGCAGAACCAATACGAAACTCCGCGCCCTCAATGACGCCGTTGGGAAACCATTCAAAGAGCAGCGAATCAATGGACTGCAGAGCAGCGGCGGCGACAACTGGGAAATCATCAAGCGTCACTCGGCCGCCCCTTGATCAGGAGCGCAGAAGGTCCGGAATGTCAACGCAAGCAACTCTTGCGTAGCCCGTGATATCTCGTCGCCAATCGCGATCAGGTCGGCACGCTCGCGCTTGTCGACTTCGTTGTCCGCCGTGTATTCAGCGTACCGAGCCGACAGCAGTCCGACGTGGGTATAGAGACGGTTGAACTTGGCGAGCAACTCCTCCTGGTCGCCATCCATGCCGGCAGGCAGCTTGACGAACGAGCCGCCGCTGGCGACCGCTACGGCCTGAGCAAACAGCGCTGTCCCACTTGCCGCTTGCATCTCAAGCGCGAGGTCGACTGTAATGCCCTGGCCACGGCGTTCGTACAACCGATTCTCCAGCTGCTGACGCGTCATGGTCAGGCTATCGCACATCGCATCCCAACCAATTGCTCGGATCATTCCGAGTGTCGCCTTATGAATACTCACAACGTATGCCCTTTTCTGGTGGTTATATTTTTCTGCGCGTGTGGTTATGCTTCGCCCACACATCCAACACTGGAGGAATAAGAAAAATGGAATCGGCCAAATACCTGGTGCTCGTACATCTCGCGTCCAAGATCACCCGCAACGATCTACCCGTGATAGCGACCGCCGTGCTGCAGGCGATCAAGGCAAACCTTGATGACGTTGAGGCAGTCCTCACGTCCGAAGCAGCGATTGCCATGACCGGACGTGCCAGCGCCGGGAGCGAGTTGATCTTTAGGAACATCACAGGAAGGCTTCGCCCCGGCGACAATGTCAGCGTCATGGAGCTAACCGGCCGCATCACGACCTCGCACCCTGGTCTGCACGCGTGGATGGGTAGAGATCAGTGACAGGCATCAGCTCCGGCCATATTTCCCACCAGTCCGTCGGCCGCAATTCGATACGACTCACCTGCCCGGCAGTGAGCCGCTCAATGGCAGTACAGTTCTTAGGATCGATCACAGTTCCCCGCGCGCGCCAATTGCTGACGACGGACTGTCCCTGCCCCAAGGCTTCCGCGAGTTTGGTGACCCCACCCGCTAGTTCAATGGCTTTATCCAGAGGTTTCATGCCCGCATTAAATCACTCTAGTGATTATTTGGTCAACACCTAAGTGATTCACTGAAGTGATTTAATTCCTCATGACGACGAACATCATCGGAAAACGACTCAAGGACACGCGGAAGTTAAGAAAACTAACGCAGGCGCAGCTCGCCCTAAAAGCAGGCGTGTCACAAGGGACGATTGGCAATATTGAATCGGGACTAAGAGGCTACGGGGAGAGCCTGGTCGATATCGCCAATGCTTTGGAGGTCAGCCCGGAGTATCTGCGCGCAGAAACCGAGATCCCGTCTGCAGCAAACGATGCGCACACAGCCGACGGGGGAAGTTTGTCGGAGCGTCAAAAAGCAATTCTCACGCTGTTTGATGGACTCACTAAGAAGCAACAAGACGAGTTCTTCAAGAATCTTGAAGACCAGAAACAAGCCAACTCTGAATTAATCGCCGAACTGTCAGAGCGACGGCATACGAAGTAGTACGGCGGATTCTCACCCTACCCTCCTGAAAAAATCACACTAAATATCACTTTAGTGTTGACACATAAAATCACTAGAGTGATACTTCGCTCCGATGTCCTAACCATCGGAGCGAACAATGCCATCCTCAAAAGTGAAAGCGGCAGCCTTCCAGTTGCCAAGTCGTATCAACTTCCTGCAGTCAACGGGTCGTAAGGATTTCCTACCCAACACGAACCGTCGCTATTGGGCGCTGCCATCCAGCCCCAGCCGTATCCTTGCCGACAAGGTAGACCTCAAGAAGCTAATCACGCCGGCCAAGCGAGGTGCGAAATGAACGGCCGGTTTCGCGTTGACGAGCTGTGCCTTCTTCAGAAGTTGACCGCGCCACTTGAGCGCTTGAACGGAGAGGAGTGCATCGTCCAAGAGGCATACGGACGTCATGCTGCGTACGACTGCCAGTCTGGCCAGCCGGGCTATGTCATGGGTTACGTGGTCCGTTGCCGCGCAGGCATCTATGTCGTCCAAGAACAGCACCTGCGTCGCAAAGACCCTCCCATCGAGTACTCCGGCGAGAAGCGCATCCTGGAACTGTTCCTGCCAGCTACGGCCCGCGAACTGGAGCCAGCATGATCATCGGCTTCACTCCTCTCAGCACGGAACTCTTCCGCGCCGCCACTGCAGCAAGCAAACCGCCGTACGTCCATAACCGCCGGCGTTGCGACTGCGGCAAGCAGATCACCGTCAAGCAACTGCACCAATACGGCGTCTGCGTCAGTTGCGTCCGTACCAAGGCGGCATCGTGAAAGCCTTCCATATCACCGTCACCACCGAGTCCGGCCAGCGCTGGGCTTATCCCGCAATCGCACGGTCCAGCTTCGATGTGCAGACGTCTGCATTCGACCGCTTCGGCCTGTGTGCCACATTCGTGAGACCACTATGAACCGCATCCGTCAAATCCTGATCGATACCGTGATTGCAGCCGTCGTCATCCTGGTGCTGCTTGTCATCTACAACCGCTTTCACCGATACGAAGAGATCGAACGCGTCACCAACGCATATAAGCGAGGGGTGTCGCACGGCATCATGGCCGCTCGCATTCCCAAGCTCACGCCAGTCGTCCAGGCACAGCTGGTGGAGATCTGCAATCAGGCTTGGCCAGACACAGCCGATGGCGTCATAGCGCGGCAGCGCGCTTGCAGCTCTACGGCCACCGCCAAGCGGAGCGATCAATGAGCCGGGACCATCCTCTTATGCCAGCGCCGGCCGCCCTGATCACCATCCAGGCATTGAGCGACGCAATCGACGCCGGCGCAGCTCATGGCGCTCTCCTGCTTCGCGACGAATCCAACTCGCTTGCGAAGGTGATCACTCGCATGGAAGCGAAGGGCTACGAAGTCAGCGCCCCGGTGCGCGCTCTTCAGGCCCCGCGCCTGCAGGGCAGCACCGCGTGGCAGATCACCGTAACCCTTCCCCGCCTCGACCGCACCGTTGGCGCCTCTGGCGCTTTGCTTTTCTACGTCCCTGAAAACGTCTGACGCCCCATCATCTAACCAAGGAAAACACATGGAAATCGCCACCACCACGCCCGCCATCGATGGCAAATTTGAACTCGTCAACGACAATGAGTTTGACATCGTAGAGCGTAGTCGCACTCGCGCCTCAAAAACCAATCCTCGCAAATTCTTCGACGACAGCTTCCTGAAAGAACTGGCAGGTAGCATCAAGGATCACGGCATCATTCAACCGATTCTGATGCGCCGCGTTACCCCGACTAAGGCCGAGCCGCAAGACTTGGAAGTGGTAGCTGGCGAGCAGCGCTGGAGAGCATCCGGCATCGCAGGCCTCACGAAGATTCCGGTTCTGATTCGCACCCTGACGGATCAGCAAGTGTATGAAATTCAGGTGCTGGAAAACCTGCAGCGGCGCGACCTTCATCCATTGGAGGAAGCAGAGGGTTTCGAGCAACTGATCAAAACCTACGGGTACAAACGCGTCGACCTTGCAGCCAAGATCAACCGCAGCAAGGCATACGTCGACGCGAGCATGAAGCTGCTGGACTTGTGCGATGGCGCTCGCAAACTGTTCTACGCAAAAAGTCTCACGCCGTCGCTGGCCGTTCTGATTGCGCGGATCCCAGGAGCGAAGTTGCAAATGGAGGCATGCGAGGATATTGCCGGCAATAAGAACCGAGACCCAGTCTCTCAGCGTGTGGCTATCGCAACCATCCAGCGCAAGTTCATGTTGAAATTGAAAGAGGCTCCCTTCAATCCCAAAGACGAGAAGCTACTGCCGAAGGTCGGCGCGTGCACAACGTGCACGAAGCGTACGGGTAACAACCCTGACTTGTTTCCAGATGTCGACAGTGCAGACGTCTGCACGGACACCGCCTGCTTCGCACAAAAGCGTTCCGCCTGGTCGACGATAAAGATCAACAGGGCCAAGGAAGCAGGCCGTGTCGTCATCGAAGACTCAACTGCGGCAAAGAAGATATTCCCGCAATACTATTCATCGCTGGGCGACGGCTTTGAAAAGCCATCTGACACCTGCTATTCCGATCCTAAGAAACGCACCTTTGCTCAGCTCGCCAAGGCCGCTGGCATTGACCCAATCGTCGCCCGGAACCCACACACGCAGGACGTCGTCGAAGTCATCCGCATGGATGATCTCAAGCCCCTGATGAAGGATCTCGGCGTATCGGTCAAGAGTGTCAGCTCTCAGAGCGCATCCGAGAAAGAAGCCATCCGCAAGGCCAAACTGAATACAGAAATTCGCCTCGACGTGCTCTCCCAAGTGCGGACGAAGATGCAAGATAAGGGTCCACAATTTGAAGACTGGCAGATGGTCTGCGCCCATGTCTTGCATCGCACTGAGAACAACACGCTCCGCAAGCTGGTCAAGTATCTTGGTTGGGACGTCAGCCTTGCAACCTACGAAGGCCGAAAGGAACTTGCAGAGAAGCTGTTGTCGCTCAGCACTGGCCAACTGGCAGACGTCATCTGGACGGCTTCGATCTTCGGCTCCACGCAAGCAAACAGCTACTACAACAATAACGACGACATGCCTACGGATCTGGCAGAGGCAGCAAAACGACACGGCGTCGACGCGGCGAAGACAAAAGCTCAACACAAGGCCGAAGCTACGGCTGCAGCGAACAGCAAGCTCCGCGCAGAACGCATCAAGGCAGCGGCCAAGGAGAAGGAGAAGAAGCCCGCTACTGCCACACCGAAAGGGGCCAAGAGCGACGCTCACGCCGCCGCACCAAAGACTACCGCTGCGGCAGCTAAGCCTGCAGCAACAAAAGCGCCTGCGAAGGCGAAGAAGGCTGCTGCAACGGCCAAGCCCGCCGCAGCTACCCCTCCCGCCGCGACGCCTGCGGCAGATCCGAAGAAACAGGACTGGTCCATGGTTGATGTGGACAAGCAGCCTGCATACAAGGAGGGCTACGACTGCACCGACCTGTCGAAAGAGAATCCCTACCCGCTGACCGAGCCGACGCACGATCACTGGAACATCGGTCGCGCTCAGCGCGCCAAGTTTGAACGCGAAGCCGGCGCTGCAGAGTTCGCATTGAGCAAGCCGGTGGCTCCTTCCAAGTCCGCATGGCCGTTCAAGACGCCGGAACAACTGGCCGCAGAAAAGAACACCGCTACCGCGAAGGAGGAAAAATGAGCCGCTGGAATCGACGCGACCGCCGCGCACATAAGCGGATCGACCCAGGCACCCGCACCATTGCAAGCATGCCCTGGAAACTCGCCACGGCGTTCGGCCAGATGGAGCAGATCGTCACCACTATCCAGACGACTGGCGATATCGACGCCGAGGGCAACACTGCAGTATTTCAGGTGCCGAGCAGCCATGAATGGTACGAACTCGCGCCAGCGATCGCTGGCTTCGCCGAGGTGTACGAGTTGCATGCGCACATCTCCGAACGCGAAATGCCGACCGCCCCGCTCCGTCAGCTGGCCAACAAGTTCAAGTACGGCATGATGATTTTTCAATCGGACATCGACCTGGTGCGTGAAGCGCTGGCGATCTTGAAGGCAGAGACACGGACGATGAATCTGAACTACGTCGACGCCCTGATCCAGACTGCGGCGGAGGCACCATGACGACCATCGACCCACGGATTACAGCCCTCCTCCAGCAGATCCTCAATCCAGAGGATCTCGGCCTTGCTTCCAGCCCCGGCATGCGCGACGTCGTCCGCTTCGCCCTCGGTCGCCTTCCTGTTGAGTCCACACTAGTGGCGTACTTCTACACCGGTCCGGACGCCGTCAGTCTGCACGGCGCGAGAAGTCGCCTGACGATTCAGGCCATCGATGCGCGTGCCGAGTATGATCGAGCGGCTCAGGCAGGTGGAGAGCCGCCCTACCCGTCTTGGACCGACGATCTCATGACGGTACTAGCGCACGTTGCCCCGCATCAGCCTTCCCCGCCGACAAGGCAGACGCCTGCAGCGTGTGACGTTCTTGCCGAGCGCAATCGTCAGAAGTCCGTTGAGGGTTGGACGCCCGAGAATGACGACTTACACAGCGGCGGCGAGATGGTGGAAGCCGCAATCTGTTACGCGCAAGGCTACATGAGCTGGCGCGAGGCCGGCGACCAACAGCGATGGCCGTGGAGCCATAGGTGGTGGAAACCCAACGGCGGCAAGCGCCGCAATCTGGAAAAAGCCGCTGCCCTGATCCTTGCGGAGATCGAGCGCCTCGATCGATCCGCACTAAAATCGGCCTCGCAGAAGGCCGTACTGGAGCAGCAAGGGCCGACCGGAACTTCACCCCTGCAGACTGCCGTCAAAAGGCTTGACGGCATCACTGTGGGGGCCGTGGGGGCGCGTATGAAGCTGGGAGCGATTGCCGCCTGCGCCCCTGTACTGAACCGCCACTTCGGCGAACTATTCGCTGCAGCAGTCAAGCGTCAGGTGCACCGTCTGGAAACCCACGTAAAACGTCTCGACGGCTTCCGTGCTGGCGATATCGTGCGTTACGGCTCCGGATCGACCGCCCTCATGCGACTGCGAGCACCCCATGCTGGCGGCTGGCACGGTGATCAATGCATGGGTGGCTACACGTTCGCGGGAGTCGAGGCCTTGTCGCCGGCGTCGAAGGAGGATCTGGAGACGTGGGAGAAGTCCGCAAAGTGGAGGGTATGGAAGTGATGACCCCTAAGCAAATCGAGTCTCTGAAGCTGGAAGCACGCCACATGCGCAAGACGTCCGACCTGACCCACTGCCAAGCACTTGAGGTGCTGGCACGACGCGAAGGGTTTAAGACATGGATGGCGCTGCAGGCGGCAGCCAATGGCGACACGGACGACCGCGCCACTGCCGAGGTTAGATCGTGAGCCGCCCGTCAACGCGGCCGCGCATCGACACCGAACTCGGCACCGAGATCCTCTGTTCCAAATGTCTGGAATACTGGCCCGAAGACAAAGAGTTCTTTTTCTTCAGCCAGGGCAAGGCGCACTCCTGGTGCAAGGACTGTTACTGCAACGACCCGAAGATGGTCGCCAAGAAAGAACGCTGGCTCACGAAGCAGCGCAAGAATCCCGCCGCGCAGGCGGTCGCCGAGGTGATGCCATGAACGCGGTCGCAGTGCAGGTGGTGTGGGTGCTGATTCCGGCGTTCTGTGCGCTCACAGGCTATTCTGACAAGGCGGTGCGGCGCAAGATAGAATCCGGCGTATGGATTGAAGGCAAGCACTACAGACGCGCCCCTGACGGGCATATCAATATCAACATGTTGGAGTATTACAAATGGGTCGAGGGATAGAAGTCCGTGAGCGCAGCATCCGGATCGTCTTCAGCTGGCAGGGCAAGCAGCGTAAGGAGACGCTGGAGAACATGGAGCCGACCCCGGCCAACATCAAGTACGCCACCAGGCTGGCGGACGAGATCAAGAAGAAGATCGCCGCCGGCATCTTTGACTATGCCACCTACTTCCCCAACTCGGCGATCGCGAAGAGCGAACCGAACGCCGACGTCACGTTGAAACAGATGTCGGATCAATGGCTGGCATCCAAGGGGCGCCTCTCCGCTGCAACGCTATCGCAATACAAGAATGCCCTAATCTTTTGGCAAAAGAAGTTCGGACCTGATCGATCGCTGGCCGCGATCCCCCACAGTGAAATCGCCGGCGTCGTCGGCTCGCACCCTTGGCCAACGGCCAAGCTGTGCAACAACTACCTCATACCGCTGCGCGGCCTGTTTGAATTGCTCGGCCGCGACCGCCCGGAGCTGGACAACCCCATGCGCGGCGTCAACAACACCAAGCACCAGAAGTCACCTCCGGATCCGTTGAGCGCCGAAGAGATGGAGTCCGTGCTGGCGCACATGGCACAGCAATACGATCCGAGAGTCGTCGCCTATTTCGAGTTCATGTTTACGACAGGCGTGCGGCCGGAGGAAGCGATCGCCGTGCGCTGGCAGGATATTGACTGGAACCATGGCACCATCCGCATCCAGGTTGCCAAGACGTTCAAGGGAACCGTCAAGGCGCTCAAGACGAGCGAGACCCGCGACGTCGACCTGGTCGAGCGCGCCATGAATGCGCTGCGCACGATGAGGCAACACACCTATTTGAAGACAGAGGAAGTGTTTGAGAACCCGGTAACGGGCAAGCCATGGCATGACGAGCGGTCGCAAAGAGACCACTACTGGGCACCGACTTTGAAGAGAAAGGGAATTCGACACCGGCGCGCCTATCAGACCAGGCACACCTACGCAACGATTGCGCTGATGTCAGGAGTCAACCCTGCATACATCGCTCGCCAGCTTGGCCATGCTAATCCCAAGATGGTTTTCACGACGTACGCAAAATGGATTGATGCTGCCGATCGAGGCCGGGAAAAGGCCAAGATGGAAGCGATACTGAATGGGTCACTATCCCAAAATAATCCCAGCATGCCCGGAAACACCGAGAATACTGGTAGGCACGATTGGACTCGAACCAACGACCCCTACCATGTCAAGGTAGTGCTCTAACCAGCTGAGCTACGCGCCTAGTGAAGAAGCGAGATTATAGGGGCATTTTTTATTTTTGGCTAGTCTTGGCGAAAAGTTTTTGAAAATATCTTCTCGTACAGCTTTCCAAAAACCAGGCACCCGCCCGCAATCCTTACTGCCGCCTGGCTTCCAGCACGCCCTTCACCTCGCGGATCACGGTCAGCGCCTTCTGCAATTGCGCGGTCGAACCGATCTCGGCGGTAAAGCCCATGCGCGCCTGTCCCTTCATGCTTTGCGTGCTGACGCCGATGACGTTGATCTTTTCACGCAGGAAGATTTCCGAAATATCGCGCAGCAAACCCTGGCGATCACCCGCCAGCACGAAAATGTCGACCGGGTAGACCGTGTCCTTGCCGGAAGCGCCCCATTCCGTCTGGATCACGCGTTCGGGCGCCTTGCTGCTCATCTCGGTGAAATTCTTGCAGGTCAGCCGATGAATCGACACGCCCTTGCCGCGCGTGACGAAGCCCACGATGGTATCCGGTGGCGCCGGCTTGCAGCAACGAGCCAGCTGTGTCATCAGGCCTTCGGTGCCGACCACCAGCACACCGGACTTGGCGCCCTGCACCACGCTCGAGGCGCGGCTTTTGCGCGTGATGGAGGCTTCGTCGGGTTCGGTCTGGCGGTTCTCCTTGCCCTCCTCGCCTTCATGCAGCATCTGCTCGATCTGGCGCGGGCTGAACTCATCCTTGCCCAGCGACAGGCACAGATCATCGACCTTGCCGAAGCCGAGCTTGTGCGCCAGTTCTTCCAGGTTGACCGCAGTCTTGCCTTCGCGCTGCAGCGTTTTTTCCAGCACGGTACGGCCGTGCGCGAGCGTTTCTTCCTGTTCGATGGCGTTGAACCAGGCGCGCACTTTGGAGCGCGTGCGCGAACTGGCGGCATAACCTGCACTCAGCCAGTCGCGCGACGGACCGACGCCGGGGCCGCTCTTGACGGTGATGATGTCGACGGTCTGACCGTTCTTGAGCGGCGTATTGAGCGGCACCATGACGCCGTCGACGCGTGCGCCGCGGCAGCGATGGCCGACGTCGCTGTGCAGGTGATAGGCGAAGTCGATCGGCGTGGCGCCGCTCGGCAATTCGATCACGCGCGCCTGCGGGGTCAGCACATAGATACGTTCGTCGAGCGTAGTCGACTTGAGCTTCTCGACCCAGTCGCGGCGCACTTCTTCCTGCTCCACGACAGCGTCCGACACCTCGCTCTTCCATGCCAGCAGCTGGCGCAGCCAGGCGATCTTTTCGTCGTACTTCTGCGCGGCGAAATTGGAACCGCCGCTTTCCTTGTAGCGCCAGTGCGCCGCCACGCCGTATTCGGCGAAGTGGTGCATCTCGCGCGTGCGGATCTGCACTTCCAGCGGACGGCCGTCTTCGGCCACCACCACGGTGTGCAGCGACTGGTAGCCGTTCTGCTTGGGACGCGAAATGTAATCGTCGAATTCCTTGGGAATCGGCACCCAGATGTTGTGGATGATGCCGAGCACCGTGTAGCAATCCTTGACGTCGTCGACGATGACGCGGAAAGCGCGCACGTCGTACAGCTCGGAGAAATCGATGGACTTGCCGCGCATCTTGTTCCAGATGCTGTAGATGTGCTTGGGGCGGCCCGAGACCTCCGCCTTGATGTCGGCGGTGGTCAGTTCGGTGCGCAGGCGTTCGATGGCGGTGGCGACAAACTCGGCGCGCTCGATGCGCTTCTCTTCGAGCATCTTGGCGATGCGCTTGTACGTGACCGGCTCGATGAAGCGGAAGGACAGATCCTCCAGTTCCCATTTGAGCTGCCAGATGCCGAGGCGATTGGCCAGCGGCGCATAGAGATCGAAAGTCTCGCGCGCATACTGCGCGGTGGTCTCGTTCTCCATCTTGTTTTCGGCGAAGTAGCGCAAGGTCGTCACGCGCGAGGCCAGGCGCACCAGCACCACGCGCATGTCGGTGGCCATCGCCAGCAGCATCTTGCGCAGCGTCTCGATCTGCGCCGCGGCCTGTTGCGCGGCGTTCTTGCCGCGCAGGACTTCCTGCGGCTGCTGGAAGGTCAGGCCGTGGAAACGCATCAGCTGACGCACGCCGGCGACCAGGTCGCCGATGTCCTTGCCGTAGCGCTCTTCAATTGTCGCAGCCACATCGAGATCAAGCAGATGCAGCTCGAATAGCAACCCCGCGATGCGTGTTTCGGCGTCGACGTTGAGCGCCGTCAGCACGCCGGCCACGCCTTGCACGAACGCCAGCGCATCCTGCCCCGACGTGATCGGCTTGCCGCGATAAATCGGCTCGACGAAGGCCAGCGCCTCCAGCACGCGCGCGCTGTCTTCCGGGCTCAGACCGGCGACGATGGAGGCGTTGCCCTCCTGCTGAACTGCGACGACAGAAACCAT